AAGTTTTGTAACAATTAATGATCTTAATTGTAGCAATTTAGATTATATTTTTACTTTAATTTCTCGTTAATAGAGTACTATTGTAATTTAAACATTCTGATCGTGCAGATTATCACGATTGAGCATTTGGAGCGATGCTTTTAAGGTTATCCCTGGTAAAAAGAAGGTAGAACCTATATTTTGCTAGTAATTTTTAGGGTAGTGCCTGATAATATTCAAATAGCTATAAATATACAACGCGTAAGGCATTTATGACGAACCCAAACGCAAAACAGTTGGAATCTGTTCCTTTCCAGAGCTCTGTTAGTGCTTACCTAACAAATCAATCCAGTTGTGAGGAGAGTCACATCCGAGCGTTAGAGAGCAACGCTTTCAAAGGAAATCTCACTAATGAAAGAAGGAAGAACCTATATTCATTTTTTAAAAATAAAAGGGTTGTGCCAGATATTGTATCAAATAACTATTTAAACAAACGCGTAATGCACCCATGGAGTAAATGCGCACAGTGGGAATCTGTTTCTTTCCCGAGCTCTGTTAGTGCTAACCTAACGACCCAAGAAGAATTTGATGATAAATTAGAGTCCCTAGGATTAGGGAGAATAGAACAACCTATTCTTAAGAAAAACGTAAATAAACAAGTAACTAAAACTTTACAAAATGTACAGGTTAGAGTTATACAATATTTAAAGACCGTAGGATTAGAAAATGTAATTTTTAAAAATTTAACAAATAATAATGTAGGAGAATATTTTTTAGATTTTTCTAGAAATCTGCTTTATTTTTTACCCAATAAATTAGTATCACAATGGTTATTTACTAAATATAATAATTATAGTGTTCAAGTTGTAAATAAGAAAAGTTTTAAATTATTTATAGTCAAACCAAAAATGCAATCTCAAGGGCTGTTTGATGCAGTTAGTGAGATGTTTGCAGGAATACAGAATACAGGTCAGTTTGTTATAAAAGTAGCTAATAATTACAATAACCCTCAGCTTGTGGCGTGGGTTATGGATGCAATGACATTGACATTAGAGCTAAGTGATCCATTTTTTTGGAGACCTATTTCAGCTTTAAAATTTTTCGTTAGAATGCATTCTATGCTTATGCGATTTACGGATTTTAAAAAGAAGAATTCGAACAATTCGTATTCGCAATCTTTAGAAGATTTGACTAGCGTAGATTCAATAATGTTGATTTTAGCATGTTTTGGATTACCCGATTCTATCATGAAAAGTCTTAAACAAATATCTTTAATAACGAATAAGAAATTGTTGGATTCTCCTAATATTATTATGGATTTAATACAAAAATTTTTGGAGGTTTGTTATGATATTTTGATGTGGATTAAACAAACTTACAAGTTAGAAATTGTTGATGTTATAATAGATTTGTTGTCTCAACCATTGAATTTCGTGAAAGGTTTAAAATTAACTCACAGATTGAGTTCAATAACAATACAATACCAAAAGAATAATCAAGTTATTTTTGATCCCGTAGTGAGAGCCGAATGTGTTGAATTGTATAAAAATTTAAAAGTTAACAACTATGTACAATCTTTATTAGTTAATCCCTTGTATAAAGTTTATGCCCAACAATATTCTACTCTGGAAATTATGACTAAGTTGGCTTCTAATTTTGGAGTATCAGCACGCAGTGAACCTGTATGTATTGTGTTTGAAGGAAAAGCTGGTTCAGGCAAGTCTACTTTGATGAATAAAGTTATAGATTATTTAACGAAGAAACAATATTCCATATATAATCATACTTGTCCATCTGTGGACGCAGCCAAAGATTTTTATGATGATTATTTAGATCAAGATGTGTTCGTTATGGACGATGTTGGACAACAGGGAGTTTCTCAATGGAGGCAGATAATAAATTTTGTTTCTCCCGTTAAATTTCCTTTGGATTGTGCTGAAGCAAAGTCCAAGAATACGAAATATTTTAATAGTAAGTTATTATTATTAACTACTAACCATTTTTCAGATTTGCATAGTTTTACTAAGTCTGATTGTATAGCCGAACCGTCCGCATTATTTAGACGCTGTCACGTGCTTAATTTTGACAATATTTTGTTTGATAAGGGTAAGATGAAGGGTTATGTGCAATACAAAAAGTTTGATCATTTAACAAATACTTGGCACACTAATTTCGTAGGCCCACAATCTGATTGCGGATTAAATTCAAAATGTCCTATGGAAAATGTCAATAAAACAGTAGCTTGGGTGTACTCCATGATATCGATTTTCTTAAATAAACAACAAGAAATGTTTATAGGAAATGTTTTAACTAGAAGTGATGAAATTGAAATAGATAATATGGTTAGAGAATTTAAAGGAGAAGAAGAAATGGTTGTGCCTTCCACAGCAGAAGATTTTAACGAATTGACAGATACTGAATATTATGACGTTTCTTCTTCTCAATCTAGCTTTTCTTACCTATCTGAATTGACGAAGGAGAATGTGGATCTTTTCCGAGAATATTTTTCTTTTTTAAAAGATCAATTTTTGGAAAAAACAATTTTAGCTTATGAGTTTTTAAAAACAGATGTTTCTAATTTTTTCAATGAAAATTCTATAGCTTCAGGATTTTTACAAGGTATGTTCCAGGTAATGGTCGCCATGGCAGGTCAAAAATTTTATGAATTTATAGTTGGAGACGTTTCTCCACAAAGACTTTCAGAAAATACATTCAGAGAGCAGAGTGTCAAAACTTGGCAAGCTGCGCATGGAGATTATGTGAGGAGAACATTACCTTCTTCAATTGTAAATGAGGGTAATGATACATTAAAAGATTTATCTCATCGTCCTATGGATGTCAGCACTAGAATCTCTTCATTGTGTTCAAAAATGAGAATAATAGAATTAATTAGTAAATCAGGTTATAAAAATGTAGCACAAGGAATAGTATCAGGAAGAAGAATAGTAGTCCAGTGTCATTCATATGACACATTAGAGGGAGTAGCCAATATATTTAGAGATTGGCAGAGTTATAGCAATAATTCTTATGAGTGCAACAATATTCCATTTAAAGTTATTAAAGAATGGAAAGAATATGATATGGCTATTGTTGAGATTTCCTTGACTGTTCCTATATATAAAGATGCAACACACAGTTTGTTCACAAAAGATTTGGAGCTTGAAGCTCCATATAATGCAAGGCGTATGTATTTTGTTAATTCTCAGGCTGCATTAAGTTTGGACAACAATTTTACAATAAATATGGATGCATTTCAAATACAAACTCCAACTTTAAATAGGTCTTTTACAGTACAACCAGGAGCAGGGATTGAATATTCCATTACTGCTCCCGGATTGTGCGGAAGTTTGTTGGTTGATGCGGAATTTGGTTTATGTGGAATACACGTAGCTGGTACATCCTCCAATGGATTCGCGTTCGCGCTTCCGAAAAGAGTTTTGAGAGAATTAAAAACTCTTTTGAGTTTTAGGGAGAGCCAACATTTCGAAATTAAATTAAATGAAGACCCGAATTATTCTGGGTTAAAATTGTTTAATAACGTTTTTGATTCAAAAAGACCTCTTCAAAAAACTACTTTGAATAAGAGCGAATTGCATGAATCTTTAACTGCAGAAGCCTTAGCTGTGGGAGAAAAAGTTCCTCCTAATTTTTTGAGCTTTGGTAGTAAGACGTTGTCGGAGATAGCAAAAAAGTCTTTAAAACCAATTCCATACATTTCTAATGATGCCATAGAATTTGGGAAAAAATGTATAAGACAATTTTTTGTGGAATTCGCAGATTTATCAGATAAAGAAGTAGTTAAAGGTATAAAAGAAGAAGAATTAGCGAGTTTGAACAAATTGTCCGTTAATGGATTTGGATACAACAAAGATAAGACACTGTATATAGACTTTGAAGAAGGAGCTATTACACCTCTTTTTAAAGAGAAAATAGATAGTTTTATACTGAATTGTAAACGTGATCAAACCACAGTTGAAGAATTATTGTTTTACGAATCATTCAAAGACGAATTACGCACAACAGAAAAGAAAGACAAGCCTCGTTCTTTTAGAGTGGCTCCTTTACATCACACTTTTTTAGTGAAGAAATATATAGGAAAATTATTTACTCATTGTAAGAAAAACATGTGGAATAATCAAATAGCTATTGGAATGAATCCGTATAAGCATTGGAACAAACTTTATCAAAGACTTAAAAAATGTTTCATTAATTTTGATGGAGATTTTGGCAATTGGGATGGAGGAGCTCCGGCTCAAATTCAAGATGCTATTTCAGATTTGGTTATGGAATTTTACAAGGGACAAGAACCAGAGACATTGCGAGTACTTTTGGATTCTATGGTTAGAACTTTTGTATTGATTAAAGAAAAATTGGTTTTAACTACGCATTCAATGCCGTCAGGGTGTTGGGTTACTGCGTTTTTTAATTCTTTAATTAACAGGTTTTTAACAGCACTCGTATTATATGTAGAAAAAGAAAAGGAAGGAATTCTTGCCACAGTAGATGAATTTAATGAATTGACAGACACTGTTTTAGGAGACGACAAAATCTGTGGGTCTCCTGCACATTTGGCAAAATATTTCAATGCTTTGACTGTGAAAGAACTTGCCGAAAGTATTGGTATGAAATACACAGATGGAGAAAAAGGTGATATAACAGAACCTTCCAAGCCATTAACAGAATGTGTCTTCTTAAAAAGGAATTTTAGGTGGCATACCGATCTGAAAACAGTAGTTGGACCACTTTCCCTAAATACGTTGATTAATTCTGTAAGATGGAAAGATTCATCTCGTGATTATGACGATATAATGGGAGGAAAAATGACAGCTTTTCAATACGAAATTTATTTACATCAGAATGAACTATTGAAAAGTAAAGTTCTAGAGGAAGCAGAAAACGCTTCTTTCTTTTTCCATAAATTTGAAGATGACCATATTAAGAAGACGATGACTGAAGATGATACTTATGCCGAAATTATGAGAGGATTAGGCAAAAATATATCCAACTTTTTATGAGTTGAAGTTTAATATATTAGGAGTTATAAGAAACTTTTACCTAGAAGTTTCGCTACTTATTAAGCTAGAAAATATATAGGTTATGGAAAATTTTAATAGTAGTTTTCCTGAAATTTAATACTATTTCAAAAACACAAAACAATAATAACACAATTATAAATACAGATCATAAATTTGAAAAAGAGCGTTGTTTTGATACAGAGCAATCTAAACAAACCTTAGGCTCCTCAGTAGCTACGATTAGTACCAGAGACATTCATTATATTGAAGATCATCATGTTACTTATCCGACGATAGATTTTCCAGAGGAATTTAGAATCGACGCTAAACCCTTCGTTAATAGACCTTTTTATGTAGGTGCAGCGTCGTGGACTACTCAAAATATGTATGAAGTTTTGAATATCGTCGGTGCAACCCCAATTTCCGCTTTGCCAAGGGACGTTTTTACATCAAATGAATCATTGGTTAAAGCTTTAAAGATTGGCGCTTATTTTAGAAGCGATTTGAAATTGAACGTGTCCATATCTGGTACTATTTCTCATGCAGGCACTTTGCTGGTTGGTATTTTACCTCCGATGCCAGCATCTATTCCTAATGATGCACTTAATGTTTATTTAATTAACTCTATTATGAGTGGACCTCATTGTTTTTTGCATGCCAACGAAGCCACGTCGGCAGTCTTACATGTTCCTTGGTATTGCAATTCAGACGTAGATAGTTTGGATTTGCTACCACCTATTACTCAGGCTTATGTAGCTATGCCCATATCAAATCTTCCTGGAAATTTTGGAACTCTTGTTGCCATGGTTTTGAATCCATTAGCACCTAGTGATGGAGCTTCTAGTGAATTAAAGTTGATTGTGGAGGCATGTTTGACGAATTTAGACATATTTGTCCCTAGCCCCCGATATTTGGCGTGGTCTCAAGGAGTATCACATACATACGAGAGCCAAGGCTTGGCGAGTATTGCTACAACAGCTATTGATTCTACTACTAGTTATGTCAAAGAATTTGTAGGAGATGCCATAGATATGGCTAGAGCCGGCATTAAGTTTTATACTGGTTTGCACAATCCAAATGTTCCTTTGATAAACACTCGTATGATAGTCACTAATAGAAATTTTCCAAATAATACGACCGGAGATCAATTTTTTGAGAAACTGGATCCTTATCCAGAAATAGATAGAATAGTTGACAGGCCTATTTTTAATTCAAGTGTAGATGAAATGTCTATTAAACATATTTTAAGTAAGCCGCAGTATGTAGGAACTTTTAAAGTGTTGAGCACCGATCAAGTAGGACAACGTTTGTGGTGTAGACCTATATCTCCTAATCAAGGAGGTTTGGATCCAAGTTCTTATCACATCGCTAACAACATTGAGTTGTTTCATTATCTTTCTAGAGCTTGGAGAGGGTCCATTAAAATTCATGTGCAATCAGTTATGAATAACAAACAGCAAGTTAAATTGAGATTATTGCAACTTTACAATCCTTCAGAGGACATAATGATTGGTTATCCTCAGTATGCAACTATGTTGAGTGCTCCATCGCATTTGATGGAGTTTTCGGGAGGAGGTCAAGTTCATACAATTGAATTGCCATATTTGTGTCGAAACCAGTTGACTCCGTGTGCTCAGGATTTAAATTTTGAGGCATTATTTCATGGAGAATATTACATATTTGTAGCTCAACCATTGGTCGTTTCTTCTGATTCACCATTACAGGCTAATTTTAATGTGTTTATATCAGTGGGAGACGATTTTTCTTACCACGGATATGCTACCAATCCAGCTTATATTGATCCTTTTATTCAAACTTTTGGATCAATTGACGAATCTCCTGAAGAAAATGATGACTTAATTAAATTTGAAGAAGAACAGAAAGGAGATTTGTATATCTCTCAAGGTATCACTGTTATGAATGAACCCCAGTTGCATACAGATTTGTCAACTTATTCTACAGACATAAATTTGGAACCTCCTCATCAGGAACGGTTGTACTCTCCTATTGACATTAGACCTATTATCAGAAGAATGTATCAGACCCAGACAATACCTCTACGCAAAGGCGCTAATGTTTTCGATTTGAACACTTTATTGGGTGAGACGAATGATCCTAGTGTTCTTCGTACACCTATGCAATTAGCAGCAGCAATGTATTACGGTAAATCAGCAGGGTTAAAACTTAAATTGAAAGTTTATAGGGACGCCGGTGCTGCAGGCTCTGAGGTTGCCGTTATGTATATTCCTCCTCAATTCAACGCTGATACTCTAAATGATACATTTAGAGCCAGTTTTCCATTGACAGATCAGGCTTACAATCCCCATGAACTTATTAATAGTGGGTACGCACTTCCGTTTATTGAGATGCCGGCACAAATTGGTTTATTAGGAAATTCATTATATGAATTTGTTGTTCCTAATACGAATTTTTACAAATTTGTTGGAGGACCAGACAAATTTACCAATAACGACAAACGGCTATCAACTGCTGCTGTTGGCCAAATTTTAATTTGGAGTACGGAGAATACAAAAGCTACAATATATGCAGGTTGTACCGATGAGTCCAGATTTGGATTTCATTCAATAGCCCCATCTATTAGACCTGCAACAAATATCAATCCTGAGGGAGTTGAAGTGAATGCCGGAATTTTCGCTGGAGGAGCGGGAGGAACATATGCAGAGCCTTGTCCCGTGAGACTTAATCCCTACATTTATTATTCCAGGCAGTAGCCACAATTTATACCACGTAGGTAATTTTATACCTTCTTTGCGTAGGTTAACGCAAATGACCATAATGATATGAAATGGTTTAAAACAATTTATCATAGCCCCTAAGGCATACATCACGATTTAAAATCGGGGTGTATAAAAACTAGATTTTAAATCAATACGTTAATGCCTTAGAAGGGCAACTTATTATTTAAAAAACAC